TGATGGAGTTCGTTCGTGTTGGAGGCCCCGGAGACATCCCAGCCGAACCCGTTGCTTTTCCGGTCGCAGTACCGCTTTGTGTACCGGAACCAATCCGGGAACAACGACGGGTCGATGGTCTTCAGCGGTTCGAAGAGCTCTATCGGCCTGTTGGTGATCGGGGTCCCGCTCAATCCCAGCACGTAGTCAACGGACTTCGCAAGGCATTGAGCAGCAGTCGTCCGCCCGTTCCCCCTGGTCTTCGTGTAGTGGATCTCGTCGAACACCACTGTTTTGATCCCGAGTTCTTTCAACCGGGGGTGAAGCACGGGGATCTTCCCCTTGCCGTTGCACTTCCGGCACTTGTTTCCGTGGAGCACGCCGGTTCCCCAGCAGGTCCCGCACTCGCTCGTCGAGTGGATGATGTCGTAGTTGGTCACGTACAAGTCTTTCCGGGTTCCGCCCGGAAAGGTGATCTCCTTCAGCTTCCTCCCGCCGAGTAGGACCGGCTCAAGTTCGGTCCACTCCAGAGCCTTACGAGCCCAGTGGATCTTGACAGAAGCAGGGCACACGACCAGAGCCGGCAGCGCAACGTCCTTCCTCAGCTGGAGCCAGGCGAGGGCTTGAGCGGTCTTGCCCAGGCCCATATCGTCCCCGATCAGGGCACGCCCGTTCCGGCTATCGACAAAGCCCACTCCGGTCTTTTGGAAGTCCATCAGCTGGCACTTCAGTCCGGGGATTCGATCCACCGGCTTGGGTTCCATTTCCCGATCTGCCCCCCACTGCTGTACTTCCGGGCTCAGGGGAATCCCCAAGTTTTCAACCATCTTGAGCGCCAGAGCCGTCAGCGGCACCTCCCAACGCTTGTCGGTTGCGTTCCACTTCCGGTTCGGGAGGGCTTTGACCTTGGCCACCAATTGAGGGCTATAAGGGAACTCCAGGTGGAGGACTTCCCCGTGGAGCGTGACGATGTTCTTTTGTACGGGCTTGGCCGGGGCCTGCCCGTTCTTCCGGGGCTCGATGACCTGGACCTGTCCGTGATATTTCGGGAGGATCTTCTTGGCCGCTGCCAACTGTTTGTCAGTGAGCCTCCCCCGCTTGAGGTACTGCTCAGCCAGGGACGATCCGAACCCGCCGTCAGTTCCGTTGAACCCGTGTCCGTTCTGATACTTGGTTCCCATGACCGCTTTCTCGTCCTCGGTCTGGTTGGCGTATATCGCCAGGAGGGCTCCGATGGCGTACTCGTCCTGCTGGATTACCTGTCGGAAGATCTCGGGATTATCGGTGGTGATAGGTTTCATGACTCCTCCTTTTTCCCTGGTGGTTCAGGGGTCGGATGTAGATTATACCCGTTTCAGGAAAGATCCTTCAGGGCTGATTCGATTTCCCTTACAGCGGCCCAATATCTGGTCCAGGTCCATTTCATTGTCTGTCGGCAGTGTTCTTTGAGGTCTCTCTTGACGTCGGTCTTCCCCCCTGTAGTAGGGCTTGACCAATTGATTCGCTTCCTCCTGAGTGGTTTCCCAGCCCCCTCCAACAGGCAGTAGACTATTGTCTGAGCGTCATCGGACATAGACAGCAACCGCTTCCGGAAGTCCAGCTGGCGTTCTATGAGATCCCCCGGAGTGCTCAACCGTCCGTCCTCCTCCTTGGAAGTAACCAGGCAAGCGGCCACGATGTCGTCTAGGGATACCGTGCCGGGCTCCTTCCGGGCTTCTTCCCCCATCTGCTTCCGTCGGAGGACGAGGTTGTGCCAGAGCCAGGTGGAGAACTCCCCCAGCTCCGGTCGGTACGTTCGGCAAGCGTGGAGGAAGGGTTCCACGCCCTCCCCCTCGTTCATAGCCGACCAGCCGAGGACCTTGGCGATCATTCCCTGGTGTTTGAGATAGTCGTTTTCCAGGTTCATAACAGGTTATCCCCAAAGCTGGTACAGCAACAAAAGGATCGGAGCAGACCACAACATAGCGTAAGCTGCGACCAGTGCTTGTTTGTAATCCTGTTTCTTCGGTTGCTCTTGATGCGCAGAATGGATAGCGTCGAGAATTTCCTCCAGTTGATCAGTTTGGTTGTTTTGGTCCCTGCGGATTACCCGGAGTCTGGACAGTACTGATGTTTCAAATGGGCTGATCGTTACTGCTTTCTCCTGTGGTTTGGGTTTTTGTTCAGCGGCCTCCTTTGAGGTAGTTGCCTTTTGGGGTTGGGGTTTCTTTTCGATGCCGTGTTTTCTTTTGTACTTTGAATAGGTCGGGTTCTTAGGGTCGTATGTTTTGGTTGTTGCTATTCCTTCTATTTCGAATCGTTGGCTGATGGAATAGGCCCCAACCCCTCTTTTAATGAGGGCCTCCACGTTGAACGCAAAATCAATGACCACTTTCCCGTGGTCTTTTGATTCAAACCCCCTTTTTTCCAGCCTCCTCTCCAGGTTTTTGGACCTGTTTATACGATTCAGGGCCTTCAATAGCGGTTCCAGTTCCACCATAACCAGTTCCGGGTATAGTCTATCCCAGTGGGGGGCTTTCGTCCCGTGATTGAGTTTGAATTTTACCACTTCCCCTTTCACCCCGGTTTCGTAGAATAGATGGGCTGGGGGGATTTCCTGAAATGGCCTTGTGGATTCTGAGTGGTGGTAGAAATCCCTCCAGACGATGAATTGTTTTTCTCTTATCCAGATGAGAGCAAATGGTTTCCTTTTTACATCCTGGTTCTTGTCAAACCGTCCAAAATCAACCAGCATCGCTTTGTATTTTTCCATATCCCTCCCTCCGGTTACAGGAACAACTCGACGAATCCCGCCAGGAACAACAAGAACGGGATAGCCACACACAGCGCAAAGGCTCCATACAAAGTCGGTTTCATCACAGCACCTCCTCTTCTTCGAGCCCGAACATCATTAGCCTAATTCGATCCAGTTGCCGGGGAGACTTCGCGGCAAGCTGGTCTACGGTCCGGGTAATAACTCGTTTAGTGGTTTCGTTTGTGGTCTTTCCCCAGGCTATTGTCGATGGGAATGTGGGGAACATCTGCTGTCCTAGAAAAAGCAAGTACGTCATAAGCCCTCCGTTGGTTGAGGTTGATCAGACTACCGTGTCAAAAGGGAGGGACCCGAGCCCCTCCCCTTCAAGCCGGTATCAGACCTGGATCATCATCTCGTATGTCCCGTCCTTGTACGGGGCTATCACCCCAAAGCTACACAGCAGCGGCATCGTCGTCCGAAACATCCAACGGGCTTCCTTCTCGTTGTCCTTCCCGCCGTTCTTGACGTACAGGTCGTTGCTGTGCTTCACGATCTCCTCCTCGGTTCCCTTCTGGAGGGATCGGAGGGATTCGGCCAGAGCGTTGGCCCTGGTGTACTTCGGAGCCGCTGGCGTCTTGGTCTTCTTCGCCACGGCCTTGGTCCCTCCGGTGTTCTTCTTTGCCTTCCGTGCCCGTCCTCCCCTGGCGGTCTTCTTCAGTTCCTCCTGCTGCTCCGGGGTGAGTTCCCACCCGGATACCCGCCAGCTGCGTGCGCTGATGGGTTCGACGTTGCTGTGGAAGGACTTCCCGCTGAGGATCTCTCGCTCAATGATAGCCAGAGCGCCTTTCCTCCAGGCCTGTCCGCTTTCGTGGTCCCGGATGGCCGCAACCGATCCGGTGTTGTTCCCCTCGTTGTAGAAGGATTCGACCTTGGCCACCTTTCCGTTCTTGACCAGGGCCATCGCCGCCATCAGGTGGGTATCGACTTCAGTGATCATCCTGGACCATATCTCCCCCCGGATCTTCCAGACCCGCTCCTGCCCGGTCTTGAGATCCCGGAAGGACTTGACCGTGGACTGTCCGGCCAGGGGGGCCAGCAGGTTGTAGTAAGCGGCCAGATCCTTCTTGGAAAGGCTTTGTACGTCTACTTCGGCCAGGGTTTCTTGCGTGGTGGTCCCGGTAGTCTTCGTCATCTCGGTGTTCTCCTCTGTTGGGTTGGTTGTAATCCATTCTATTCCAGCGGAGGTTAGTTGAAATCCTCCGATGCTCTTGTGGTATTCTATCAGATTTCGGTTTCTCAAAGCCTTGTATGTGGGATATTGACCAGTGGGAAACCCTTTCAGAATCCCGTGGGAATCGACGTTGCGAATGGCGTCAGCCATCTTTTTGCTAATTGCTTTCATCGGGTCCTCCTAGAAAGGGGCTGGCCAGCCTTCGTCAGCCTTGGTCAGTTTTCTTCCTGCTTGAGTGGCCATTTCCAGCCTCAGTTCGTCCATCGCGGCCTGCGCTCGTTCGCACCGTTCCCGCTCGGCACCGGCGGTCTTCTTGTCTCCCCACCACTCGGCGGTCTTCCAGGCTCGGTAAGCTCGGTTGCGCTCCTGCCGGTGTATCCAGTAGGATTCTTTCAACGTCATCATCGTCCCCTCCAATGAGTAGCGTCCCACCAAGAGATAGATACCGATTTTCCCTTGTCGTTGATTCTGGTTAGTCCGCCGCGCTTGCCCATGAATACGTGAAGGCGATCTCGGCAAAGTACCGCAGCCATCGTCCCCTCGTCGTCCTTCATCCCGGATTCAACCACAATCGAGATCCGACCGTTGCCCATGTCTTCAACCTTCAGTTCCTTCAGTTCGTAGCGGTCCCCGTCCCCGTATGAGTGGTTTCTAAGAAACTGCTCAGCGAATCGGGCAGTCTCTCTTTCTTGTTTTGCGTTCATAGTCGTTCTCCGTTGGTAGAGTGTTTCGACCCTAGCGGGTCCCTGGGGGTGATCAACCCCTCGTCAGTGGCGTACTATATAGGACACAACGCCAGACACTCAGATCTGCGGTACTAGGAGGACGAACCGTGCTTTGTAGTAAGCACCCCCATACCGCTGTTTGGGGTCCCTGTTCCGGCCTTACCCCCGAGGAGGCATTGGGTCCTTTTTGTCTTCCGGCCCTGGCGTGTCGCCCTTCGTCCGGGTCAATCTCTAGCCTACAACTCCATTCTAGCCGATTGATTCCCAGAAGTAAAGGAATTTTAGGAAAAAAAAGTAAAAAAAGTTTATTTCTCAGACAGGGGTCGTCGTCTGTTGATTTCGTTGGCCCCGGCGAACACCTGAATTCAGCCGTTTCGACCCCTGTAGCCCACCCTGGCTTCGCCCACGGAAGAAAATCACGTATAATACGACAAGCGAACAATTTCAAGGACAGGACGATGACCAGGGTAAAAACCAACAAGACCAAACCACGACGCAAGCGGGTCAAGGAGCTGAAGACCAAGCCTAAACTCGCACTACTCCCCCGGAAGGAACCCTTCTGGAAAGCCAGGTGCACCAAAGCCAAGTCCACAGGAGGTCGCCCCCCGGCATTCGACTCCCCAGAAGAACTCCAACAGGCTGTCAACGAATACTTCCAATGGGTAGAGGACAACCCGCTAATCGACCACCGGGCGATAGGCGTGTACTACGGGGAGCCGGTAACGAAAGACTTCGAACGACTCCGACCTATGACAATAGGGGGCCTGTGCCTGTTCCTGAATATAAGCGACCAGACGTGGAGGGAGTACCGGAAGGGAACCTATGGTGAGGCGTTTTCTTGGATCTGTGTGTTATCTGATAGGGTAATCCGTGAGCAGAAGTTTGCCGGAGCCGCTGCCGGGTTCTTCAACCATGCGATCATCGCCCGTGACCTTGGTTTGGTAGATCGGACCGACATCACCAGCGCAGGCAACGAGCTGAAAAACCAGTCCGTGGTCGTCCTCCCCGCCAAGGAAGGACAGTGACGGTTTTGGATTTTAACGAAATGCTAAATATGGACGGGAAAGCTCATAAACACAGCCGTACGCAACGATCAGCGTCCAATGATCTATCGTACAGGCCCCTTTCCAATCGTCAAAGTACAATTAGTTCAATTAGTTATCAGTGGTAAAATTCGGTGAAACTAACTATTGATAAATGGGTGGAAATCGGGTCCCCTCCTGTGAAAATCGTCCTCGACGGGGACGAGATCCGGGAAGCGGTCGCAGCCGACGAGGAGCAGGGAACGGTCGAAACCTACCGCAAGACCGACCACGGGGACTACGTCCTTGTCGGTGGGGGACTGGACCGAGTAGTGCTCCAGGGACAGGTTGAGATCCAGTTCCAAACAGAGTTATCCAGAAAGCAAGCTCAATCCATGTTAGACAGGTTGGAACAAAGATGACTGCGTCTGGACCGACCATACCGGGAGTACCCGAGGGCGCACGGATAATAGCGCCTCAGCCCGGTCCCCAGACTCAGTTTCTTACTACTCCCGCTGAAGTCTCCTTCTACGGTGGGTCAGCCGGGGGCGGGAAGACCTTTGCGTTGCTGATGGACCCGTTGTACCAGATCAACAACAGCCGGTTCGGGTCGGTGATCTTCCGACGAACGACAAAGCAGATCCAGAACGAGGGCGGATTGTGGGATACCGCCTGTGACCTGTACACATCGCTGGGCGACGGAGACCGGGCGCGCATGGTTCAGAACCCGGTACTCACCGCCCAGTTCCCATCGGGCATGAAGGTCGGGTTCCATCACATGGAGCACGAGAAGCACCGCTTTGACTGGCAGGGGTCGCAGCTCCCTGACGCCAAGTTCGACGAGCTGACGCAATTCACGTGGAAGCAATTCAACTACATCCTTGGCCGTCTCCGATCCGATGCGGGCGTGAACCCCTCCCTGAAGGGAACGTGCAACCCCGATCCAGACAGTTGGGTTCGGTCGTTCATCGACTGGTACATTGGGGAAGACGGGTTTGCCATCCCCGAGCGATCCGGTGTTATACGGTGGTTTATTGTCGAGGGCGACGAGATCGTGTGGGGTAGTACAGAGCAGGAGCTAATCGACAAATACCCGTCAAGTTTGCCAAAGAGTTTCACGTTTATTCGGTCCTCGGTGTACGACAATAAGATCCTACTGGAGAACAACCCCCGGTATCTGGCAAACCTCCACGCACTCAACCGGGTCGAACGCGCACAGCTCCTGGACGGCAACTGGGACATCCGACCGACGGCAGGGACTTACTTCCGCCGCAGTGACTTCGAGATCGTTGAGAGATCCCCAGCCCGAGCCCAGCGGGTCCGGGCCTGGGACCTGGCGGGAACCAAGCGGAGCGAGACCCAGGCAGAACGGGAACGCAAGAGCGACAGCCCCGACTGGACTGTTGGCCTCCGCCTGAGCAAGGACGAGACCGGCACGATGTACGTGGAACACATAGAGCGGTTCCGGGAAGATCCGGGACCGACCCAGATGAGGGTGAAGAACGTAACCGGCCAGGACGGCCAGCGGGTCAAGGTCCGACTCCCGCAAGATCCGGGACAGGCGGGGAAAGCCCAGGCAAAGGGGTTCATCGTGCTGCTCTCCGGGTACACGGTCGTGACCTATCCGGTCAGCGGTAGCAAGCAACACCGGGCTAGTCCCGTCAGTACCCAAGCCCAGGCAGGCAACATCAAGGTCGTGCGCGGACCGTGGAATGAAGCGTTCTTCTCCGAGGTCGAATCATTCCCCGAGGGACTCCACGACGACCAGGTGGATGCCCTGTCCGATGCGTTCGACGAACTGAATACAACCAAGCGGATAGGGGTGTGGTAGTGGAACTCAGAAATGGACAAGCGTATACCCTGGCAAAAGTAGCCTACGAGGGATATTGCGCCCAGACCGGGTGGAAGTCGTTGGTAACAGGGGACGATCTCCCCCAATGGCGGGATCTCCCGGACCCGATACAAGCAGCCTGGGAAGCCAGCGTCAGAGCCGTGGCCCGTAGGTTCTCCGCCCAGTTCCTTGCGAACGAACCTGAAGGAGGATTCTGGCCATGACAGCTATCCGCGCAGGGGGAGCCAAGGGCATCCACTCCCGGTTGATCGAGACCGATGACGCCACGGACTCCCTCCAGGTGGTAGACTACGCCCACCACGAGATCCACGCCGGTTCCCACTTCTTCTTCGAGGACTTTGCCGAGCTGGCCAATGCTGGCGTGTACTCAATCGAGTTCCTCACGCCGGACACGACCAAGTGGGCCCACATGCTGTTCTCGGTAAAGACCGACCTCGCAACGCTGATTGAGCTGTACGAGGGGTCGGACGAGGCCAGCGGAGGGTCGGCGGTCTCCCCGGTAAATAACAACAGGAACAGCGACACCGTGTCTGGCATGACAATCAAGACCGGAGTGACCCCGACTTCAGCCGTGGGCGGCACCAGACTCCTTCATCGCCACGTTGGGAGCGGGACCAACCCCAGCCAGGCAACGGCGGGGGAAGCCGAGCGGGACAGCGAGATCATCTTGAAGCAAAATACACGGTATCTGTTCATGTTCACAAGCGAGGGAGCGGACAACAACGTGGACTGGCGCTTCTCCTGGTACGAACACACAAACAGGAACGCATGATGAGAACACAAGTGGTCGTAGTCATACCCGCCCGCATGGGGAGCAGCCGGTTGCCGGGGAAGCCCCTGTTGGAGATCGGGGACAAGCCCGTTGTCCAACACGTATGGGAACGGGCACAGGAGGTAATCACCGCCGACCACGTGGTGATCTCCACCGACAGCGAGGAGATCCAACGACGAGCGCAGGAATGGGGAGCCCGTGCGGTCCTAACCGATAGCTGTCAGACCGGAACGGACAGAACAGCGTTGACCATGGTTCGGTACTTCCGGGACCTTCCGGGCAATACCGTCGTGGTCAACCTCCAGGGGGATCTCCCCTTTGTTGAGGCCGCTGTCGTGGACTCCCTGGTGGAAACCCTTATGGAGGACAAGTCCACGTGTATAGCCACGCCGGTAATCCGAAAGCCAGCCGAGGACCGCCTGTGGGAGTCCCCGGACACGGTCAAGGCCCTCATGGGTAGCGGAGGCCACGGCCAGTACTTCTCCCGCAGCCCGATCCCTCACGGGATACCCAAGATTGGGTACTGGTTCCACCACTATGGGGTATACGCTTTCCGCAATCGGTATCTGCAGCTGTTGTGGTCGTTGCCGGAAGGGCGTTGGGAACACGCGGAGGGCCTGGAGCAACTCCGGGCGGTGGAGGCCGGAATGCGCGTTAAGTTGTACGAGACCTATTGCCAGCCGGGAATCGAGATAAACACCCCCGCCGACCTCGCTCAGGCCAGGGAGTTCTACGCTAAACAGGAGATTGCAGCATGAGCCAAAGAGCAAAGAGGGTCCGCCTGAACGAGAACCAACCGAGGTCGCTGACCGACGACGAGAAGTCAGAACAGCTCCGACGGGTGATGCTCAACAGTGCGTTGTCGATAGTCACATCCAGGCTCACTTACGGCAACACCAAGACATTCGGCGGTCTCCGGGACGTATACGAGGCCCTGGGGTATCCCGGCCTGGACCGGATTACCTTTGAGGATTTCTACTTCCGATTTCGCCGGCAGGACGTTGCGGGCAAGATCGTGGAGAAGCCCGTGGAGGGCAGCTGGAGAAAGCCCCCGATTATCCGGGCCGTGGACGATGCCAACGACAAGTGGAAAGACGAGTTTGACACGCTGAACAGGCGGCTGGGACTCCTCCCGGCCCTGTACCGCTGGGACCTCCTGTCCGGCATTGGCCGGTACGGGTGTTTGCTGGTGGGGTACGTGGACAACGCTCCGGACTTCTCCACGCCCGTTGAGGGACAGGTCCGGGACATCGCCTACCTCCAGCCGTTCACTGAGGGCACCGCCAACATCAAGGACTTCGTACAGGACAAGAACGACCCCCGGTATGGCCTGGTGAAGAACTATGGACTGCGTCTGGCTTCGGTCCCGAACACAGCGGCTACGCACGAGACCGTGTGCCACTACAGCAGGATCTTCCACTTGGTTGAGAACCCGCTGGAGTCTGCCGTGTACGGACAACCCCGGCTCGAACGGGCGTGGAACCGGCTGCTGAACCTGGAGTTGATCGTCGGGGGCTCCGCTGAGATGTTCTGGCAAGGGGCGTTTCCCGGCATGGCGTTCAAAGCTCAGGAAGACTTCAACATCACGCCGACGATCAAGGCAGAGCTGGAAGAGGAAATCCAGAAGTACGTCCACAAGATCGAGCGGTACATGAAGTTGCAGGGGATTGACGTTGAAAGCCTGAGCCCGGTCGTTGCCGATCCGTCCAACCACGTGGAAGTCCAGCTGAAGATGATCTCCATAGCCACCGGGATACCCAAGCGGATTCTTGAAGGGTCCGAGCGGGGGGAACTAGCCAGCAGCCAAGACAGCGAGTCCTGGGACGGTCAGTGCGACCACCGGCGGACTACGCACGTGGAGCCCAACGTCATCCGCCCGGTTGTGGACGACTTCATAGCCAGGGGGATCTTGTCCGAGCCCAAGAAGGGATACG